CTTCCTGAATATGAACCTGCTGCTAAATTTAAGTTTAATGTTAAATTAGTTGATTTAATATCAGCAACTGTTTGATTTGGCGGAAAGATTGTCGGTTCGTTATCATCGGCTTTCCAAGACCAACCTACATAAGTATTATTTGTATTATTCATTAACCCATTTGCACCCATAGTCCAACCATCATCATTAAATGAACTAACACCATTTGTAGTAGTTTGCTCTGCACTTGCTAAATCTGAATATAGGTGTTTTAATGGTCCACTTACTATATTTACTAAAGCGTGTTCTTGAGCAGTATCCCTTCTTTTCATCCAAATTAATCCAGGCTTAAACCCTAACCCCTCAATAGTTTGTGTACCACCATTACCAGTATAAGTAACTGTACTAAAACTTTTTGCTACTGTTGGTGCTTCTGTGTCAGGGTCTGCAGCAAATGCCATATAGATATATGTGCCACCTGAAGCGTTCATTCCTTGATGTGTGTGTTTTAATTGAAAACCATTAGAAAGAAAATCTGTTTTTCTATTTGCACTATTTACTTCTTCAGCAATATCATCATCTGCTTTTAAAGAATTATCTCTTGGATTTATTAAATCTCTCTTATTATCAAGAATTATCCAACTATCAGCACTATCTTTTCTTTTGATTATTACAAACGCAGGTTCAAATCCTGTTTCTACAATCGGTCCATTTGCTGAACCATTACCTGTGTATGAGCCAAAAGATGAAAAGGAATCGACTGAATGGAAAGCGTAAGAAATCATATCTACACCATTTTGATTTATACCTCTCCAAGTTTCTACTCCAAAAGTAGTTGAAGTTGTTGTTGGATTTTGATAAACAGATGATTTTCCTGATTGAGCGTAAGTTTGGTCTAAATAAACTATTTTATCACTTGGTAAAGAAGAATGGTAAACAGGCCAAGCTTCTGATACACCTGGCGAAACTGTGCCGATTGCTTTTGTAATAATTAAATCAGCAGCTGTAGTTAGCCCTGTTCCGACTGTAAGATTGCTTCCAGTACCTGTCCATTTTACAATAGAAAATCCAGCTGCTTCATTTGCTTGTACTGTACTTGTAATCGTTCCATCAGTATTGCTGCTTGTAGTTCCTCCGTTTGCTTTTAGACACCAAGCTACGTAATCAGTTCCATTGTTATTAACGTGAACATTATTTGTAGAACCTGTACCAACTGTAAAACCACCTGTATCAAATGTATCGACAAAACCGTATATACCATAAGTTCCAGCAGCAAGAGTTAAGTTTGGATTTAAAGCAGTACTTGTTCCTCCACCTCTTGTTGAATCCTGTAAGTTGTGAGAATAAGGACTTGTTCTTGCTTTCACCCAAACTAAATCAGGTGTAAATCCAAGCCCATACTCATAAGTAACATTCGTTGCAGTACCGTCATAATTTCTTGTATCATCATTTGCATTCCCTTCAAATCTATAAGAAGCTACAAGTGAGTTTTCCTGATACAATGTAGTTACTTCTGCTGCTGATAATGCTTTGTTAAATATTCTTACTTGGTCTATTTTACCGTCTGTTGGGTATTCAAAAGTTCCTGGGGTTGTTGATTGATAAGCACCAATAAAGGAGTTACCAGACATAGTTTGTAAGTTTCCTGTAGCAGCAGATTCAGTACCTTGTAATTCATTGTTCATATAAAATTTAAACCCATCAGTGCTCGATACAGTTATTACTACGTGATACCAAATATTAGTAGTTATTGTCCCACTATTTATAGCATAAGCAGTGCTTGGCGCAATTTGTATTGATGTTTGTACTTTATTAGTGTCATTACGAGCCATCATATAAACATAATAATCATCTTGTGCAGAAAATAAATTATTAAGTGCAGATAAAGAATTTAAATTAAACCATAAAGAAACAGTAAAGTTTTGCTGAAATACTGAACCAAATGAGCCTATGTCCACATTACTACTACTACCATTAAAACTTGCTGCTTGTCCATATCTTCCTACTGCATATTGAATCTCTGTTCCAGTTCCATCGTAGTTACCACTTAAATCTGTTTCATCATTTTCAAATCTATAAGTAGCAATACAAGATGTATCACCAAGTACTTGTAGTGTGTCTGTTGTATCTTCTGATAGTGGGTCTAATGATTCTACTGTTTCTACTGTTTCTGCATATAGTGTTGAAACTTCTGATGATGATAGGGCTTTTTGAAATACTCTAACTTGGTCCATCTTACCAATAAAGTCGCTGTATATTGTTCCAGCACCAAATTGAAATCCCCCTATATCTAAAGTTGTTGATGATGATACTTGAGTGTCAGCAGTTAAAGTAACACTTGCTTCAAGTGAACCATTTATATATAATTTTAATACAGAATTATCTCTTACTGCTGCAATGTGAACCCAAGTTGTCATTGGTGCATTAAAAGTACTTGTTGATTCTATATATTGTGTTTGATGTGTAAACCTAATTTTTTTACTTGCACTTCTAAAATCAAGTATTATAGCAGCATAGCTTGGAGAATAAACATTATAGTTACCTATATAAAAAATTGTATTATCACCTTGTGGATAACTGTGAATTTGAGCCCAACAAGAAAAAGAAAAATCTACAGTTCTATCATTTAAATCACTAACAAAATTAATTGTTGATAAACCAGTATCAATCACACTATCACCAGCAAAATAAGCAGCTGCACCAAACTTACCTCCGTTAATAGAATGTGATGTAGAACCATCTCCTTCGTATAATGCTACTCCAAAATGTTCGCTTGGTGTTAATGTACTACTTGCAGTAGCACCTGCACCAATTAATCTTTTATTTAAACCCATTTATTAAATGTTTGGGAAATCGTATGTAATAACTTTTGCTTTAGTAGTTAGTGCATTTATTTCCGATTCAACTGTATCTGATAATTCTCTTAAAGCTACTCTTGCATCTACAACATCTGCTGGTACATCTGCTCCATTATCTGCTTCTCTAATTATATACCAGTCAGTCTTTGCAAGTTCACCACCAATTCTACTTTTAAAGTTGCTAATTGATTGCTCTTTTAATTCGCTTACTGATTTATCAAATGACTTATTAGATTTGTCTTTTTTGAATACTGTTGCCCCTGTGTCCCAATATATCTCACCTAAATCGTGTATTCTTGAATCATAACTATCATCTATGATTACATCAAAAAGTCCATTGTCTTTCATATCTTGACTTGACCAACCTTTTACGTTTAAATGTAAACCAGTTGATGACCTAAATGAATTTGGTACTGACTGATAAAATGTTATAATTCCTGCGTTATTTACTGCTTTCATAATTATGCTACTTTATTTATTGTTGCGAATTGCTCTGTGTTTCCATTTGTAGAAACTATACTTATTAAATTTTCTCCAGTTCCATCATACGTTGAAGCATTTGTAAGTTCTTTAACACTTGTCGGTAAAGTTAAAGTGTAGTTACCACTAATAACTAAATTAACTTGCATTCCAGTCGATACATTAGCAAATGTTAAAGTTGTGTTTGCTCCTAATGTTTTAGTAAATGTTGTAGCAGTTGCCCAATCTACTTCAGTACCACTTAATGCTGCTGCTGTTGTGAATTCTGCACCTAATTTTGCATAAGTTACATTATCATCAGCAATTTTAGCCGTTGTTACATTTGAATCTACTATAGAAGCGGTTACTACTGCGTCTGCTGCTAATTCATCAGCTCCAACGGCATCATCAGCTAGCATACTATTTTCTACTGCTCCTGCAGCTATTGTTAAAGCACCTGCTGATACAGTTGCATCTCCACTTACTGCAAGTGTTGTGCCATCACCAAAAAGTGAATATATTTCGTTAATATTTGAATTTGTTGATTGCATTGCAGTTCTTAATGGATCTCCTGTTCCATCATTAGCTGAACTTCCTACGTTAATTGCTGTTTTTGCCATTTTATTTTATTTTAATATACTGTTGCGTCTACTGTTAATGTTGAACTATCGGATGTAAATAATGTTGTGTCAACTGTCAATGTTGATCCATCTGCATCAAAAGGGTAAATATCACCCCATCCATTTGCTTCATTAACACTCCCAAACCAACTTACACTATATATTTCTCCGAACCCCATTTTCTTATACTGGATAAATTATTCCCCAATTATTAGATTCACTATCATTCCCCCACCAGCTATCATCATATATTGACCCGAATGACATTTTTTATCTTTTCTATATAACTCTTTAATTTGATTTCGTTCTCTTTTTTTGGTTTATATGTTTTTTTCTTTCTTATAGTACCCATCCTGTCATATTTTGATCTCTTTCTGGGTACATTCCACCATCTTGATTAGTTGTAAACTCAGGATACAACTCACTATTTGAATTCATATAACCAATAAACCTTTGTGTATAGAAATCTGCAGTAGTTTTAGCTTGATGTACTAAATTATTTATTTCTTCAAGTGATGCTGAATCACTGTTTTCTGATCTATGTTTAAATACACCTCCATTGCTAATCTGAAATGCTGCATATTTCATATATTCTGATTGACTAAACCAAATAAGCATTGGTTTTAAATATGTGTTTACAAGAGTTAAATAGTCTCCAGATAAAGAACTAGCAACTACATCTGATTGTAATTTATCATATAAAGCTGTACCTAATTGCGTTTGTATATAAGTGTCTTGTGCTACCTCAACAAACTGTATAAGTTTATCAGTATCTACATTACCATCTATAATAGATTTTCTTTTTAATTCTTCTAGTGTAATAAATAATGCTTTCATTTTTTATAATTTGGATGATGTCCTCTGTTTGCCATATCTTTTGGTGCTATATTAATTTCACTTGGGTTGATCGGCTCTCTTAAACCATCTGCTATTGCTTCTGACTCACTAACAAGGTCTTTATTTGACACTTTCTTTTTATAAACCTTTAATTCCCAAAAGTGATGACAATTAACACCTCCTTTAAATTTAAATAAAGAGTAATTTTGTCCTTTATGACCTAACTCTTTATTTACACCTTTAAAAGACATCATATTTATATCTTCTTTTCTAAATACAAGGTTTTGTGCTGTTAATGATTCCATTTTAACACAAAATCTTCTACTATTAATAGAATTTCTTACAGGACCATAAGAGTAACGAACCTTATATGTTGAATTATCCTGTGATGAAACCTTATTAGGTTTAGCGTCATCTTTTGATACTTCAGCAAGTTTAGTAAAGTCAAACTCTGTTTCTGCGTCTTCTACTTTTTCTGTATGTATTAACTCCCAGTCACTGTCATCAATCTTTTCCCCTAAAGACTCTAATTGTGATAAGATGTCATCACCTTCTTCATCTGTAAAATCTTCTTTTTCTTGACTTGATAGTTTTTCACCAGTTTCTTCCTCTCTTTTAATTTTAGTCTCAATGTTATCAAGCTGCGTAAACTCAATTGGTTGTAGAGTAATAAAGTATAAGTTTAAGTTTATACCATTAAACGATAACAGCTCATTAAATGAGTTGATTAGTTGGGTCTGAAATGGTCTTATTACAATGTTATCCATTAAAACACTTGCTGTTCTTAATTCTTCTGCATTATTACCAAAACCAGTATTATCTTTAATACCAAGTAGTATTGGAGATACAACACCGTGACCAATCATTATTTTTTCTCTTGACTCTTTTGCTAAAAAGTCATATTGTGCGTGAGCATCTGGTAGATGAATAGGTTCAACAGTTGACTGATTTTCTACGTTATCGTTAAATGCTAATATAAACCTACCTGCATTTGATGTACCACTAAACTTTTCGTAGATCTTTCTCTCTATCATTTCCTGTGCCTCATCACCTGGAATACCATTGTTAAAGTTTAATAGTAAAGAGGGCTGTAATCCATTCTGTATGTTATTAATGTGATAATTAGAAACTTCTTCCTCTAAATTACAATATTGTAAACATCCTTGATAATCAACTGGAGAGTAATAATAGAAACCAGCTCTATACGGCTTTACACAGTATATCTCTACACTTTCACTCTTTTTACCAAACTTATATGCTGGAAATCTTTTAGGCTTGTCAGAAGGCTTTATTTCGCTCCATTTAGGGTGATAGTAATATGCTTTTATTTTACCGTCTTTTGCTTTTTCCGCTCTTAATGTTTCAGTAGGAAAATGCTTTAACTGCATTATCTTTGTTTTGCTCTTGTTATATACAACTTGTATAGATGCTTGACCTAAAAGCTTTAAATCTCCAGCGATCCTTCTTACATCTACATCTTTTAGTATTTGTTGCATTTGACCAAATTGAACAGAATTATCTTCTGAATCTGTTGCATTTAATCCTCTACCATAAATTAAATCTGTAATACCATTAATACATCTTGAGTTTGTTGGACTTCCTGTGTATCTATCTATGATATCTCTAAAATAGTTGTTATTGTCACCATATTCAACCCAATCATATCTAGTTGACTCTTTTATACTTGGCACTTCGTACCCAGATAAATTTATTACTTTTATTTTACTCATAATATTATGTATTTTTGGTCATCCGTATCAGTACCAATATACTCATCGTATTTATTACTATTTAAAGTGTGGTTTGTTGTATTATCGGTTTGTGATGTACAATAACCTTTACCTCTATACAATAATGTACTTGCTTGTTTTAACTCAAAAGAATAACTGTTTTCAGCTGTTAAAATACTAAAAGCTATAGACATCTCCAAGTAATTACCATTAGATGATAATGAAGATGTTATGTCATTTATTGTTTGAGTTTTTCTTGTTCCGTCTTCTACAATAACCATAGACAAGTCACTTGCAACAGTATAAACTCTTGGTATTATACTAATTGATTGAGATGATGCTGTTGGTGATAATCTTATCATACCTATATAACCTATTATGTTGAATTATGTTCAAAAAAAAAGAGGACTGTTAAAGTCCCCTTTCTATGTTTAAGAAAATCCTCTATGTTTAAGAGTTGGTTCCAGCTGTTACTGTTACCGTAGCTGACGCCATACCTGCATATGGATCTGCTGAAGTTGGTGAATCTACAAAATTAGCTGGAGTAGTTTCCATTCCAGTTAATGTTAATGTATATCCACTTAAATCTCCCATTGCGGCACCAGTTACAATTGTACCTCCTGATACGTCTGCACCATTAGATAAACCCATAACCATTACGTTTCCATTATAATCTTCAATAGCAACGTGTGGTCTTCCATAAGCTAATAATTTTAACTCTTTATTATCTTCTTTAGATAACTTATGTAAAGTTAAATTTAATGTTTGCTCATAAAATGTAGTTCCGTTTTCTCTTGAAGAGTTTACTGTTTGTTCTAAGGATGAGTTTCCTTTCACTTCATATTTAAATGCTGTAAAAGTACCAGACATATCGGTAATTTCATCAGCTGTAAGTGTTACAGTCCCTAAATCTCCGAAATCAGTAAAATAAACATTTTTTATTCCACCAACGACATCTTTACAAGGTTCTTTTCTTCCTAAAGTTAAATCACAAGCCATAATTTTTAATTTTTATATAAAAAAAGGGCGGTAGGCTTAGAGCTTACCTACCCTTTCTTAAGTTGAACAATTTATTTTACTATGCTGTAGCGTATAATACTACGTCACCACCAATTCCGTGCTGTATTCCAGCCGTGAACCTCATAATAACTCTCACATTTTGAGAACCATCTAAATCTGCCATATCAATCACTTTTACCTCGTTTTGGTCAGATAATAGACCTGTTCCAAAGAATAAGTTTGATTTTTGTGCTGCTACAGCATCGCTATCAGATAATCCTGGAGCTAATGCAATTTGAATACCATCAAATTGAAGACCAGAACCATTGTTATACCATTGTGTACCTTGATTGTTTGTACCTGCAGCTCCTAATCCTGAAGCACCAAATCCACCTAAAGCTCTAACGTAGTTTCTGTACATATTAGAAGGTAAGTAGATAGTCATATCTTCTGAACCATATACAGCAGAAGGAATAGCGTCAGCTATCTTACCAAGCTCTGTAATAATGTTAGCTGCTGTTGATGCTGTACCTGTTACGTCATTAACGTCACCATCAGCACCTAAAGTAGTGATGAATCCATCAAATTGACCAGCAGTTGCGTCAGTACCTGTCCAGATGTTAGTTTCGATTCTTTGAGCTACTTTATCTGCTACGTGAGCAATTAAAAAGTCAGAGAAAGAAGATGGTAAGTTGTCAAATGCAGAATATCCCATTTGTACTGCTTCCCAGTCGCTTCTAAAGTCTTTCTTACATAATTCTAAGTTTACTTGAAACTCTTCTGGTGTAAGAATTCTTTCAGTAAGAGTAAGTGTTGATGTGTCATCAAAATCACAGGTTGCATTTTTAACGATGCCATCTGTTGCCACTTTTTTCATTACTTGTTTATATTTAACATTTGGTACTACTGTAATATTCCCATCTGCCAAAGTTTTACCTGATAATAAAGCTGCAGAAATATATTTCCCAGCAAATTCACCAGCGTAAGTAGTAGTTATTGAAGTTGTTGTTGCCATTTTAAATTAATTTAATTATTAGTTATTGCGTTTAATACCCTATTGTAAGTAGTGTTTCTATTTGCGTTTGGAGCAAACCTAGCACCAATTTTCTCACTTACTTTGTTTTCTGGTGAATGACTGATTGCTTCAGCAGGTTCATCAGTAGATAGTTCTTGTGGAACTTCTTCTTGAGTCTCTTCTTTAGCTTCTATCATACCTCTTAATTTTTCTACCATAGCTTTAAGTTCTGAAACTTCGTCTTTAGTAGCATATTCTACAGCAGGAGCTTCTTCTACGATGTCTTCTTCGTAAACATCCTCTTGTAGTTCGTCAGCTGATTCTTCTGCAGAGTAAGATACTTGTCTAACTTCTGCTTTAGGATCTTCCTCTTTAATCTCCGCTTTAGCTTCTTTCTTTTTAGCTTTAGGAGCTTCTTCTTTTAATTCAACCTCAGGAGTAGTTACTTCTTCTGAATTAGTTGATAAAAGAACATCTTTGATTTTTGTTACAATTTCACTTGCTTTCATAAGATACTTTTATTTATAGTTATTACTGATTTTAAATACTTTGTTGTATTTTCAAACTTTACCAACTCCTTGAGCTTGGAGTGTTCCATCACAACATTTTGTAGAATAAGTTCTGCCATCAGGACATAAACATCCTCTTGATGAACTCTTTGGTGAAGAGTAACTTACTGTTGCTTTTTTATTTCTTTTCATCAATTATTAGCTTGTTATGGATTTTAAAATGTCCTCTAATACTTTAACAGCTTTTAATTCTTCTGCGTTTAATGATACATCTTCTTCTATACTTTCTTTTGGTCTTTCAAGTCCATCAGCAAAATATCCTTCTATAGAAAATCCTTTTACTTCTCCCGCTTTTACTGCTTTCCACACATCATCATTTAATACTTTCATAGAAACCATCCAAGTTCCTTTAGGTAGGTCAAAACCATAAGCTGATGCTTTGTCATTTTTAGGGTCGTCTATTAACCAAGATTCCACTACAGACATATCACTTAATTCAATTGAATGTTCAAGTGTGGAGTTTTGATGTTTACTTTTTATAAAGAATAATTCAGATGCTTTTCTAACTGTATCTTCGGAGAAATATATGTAGTAATCATCATCTTCTCCTTTTCTAAATATCTTTTTGTTAGGAATAAGAGCAGGACCCATAAGAATCCTTTTCTCTGCATCTACTTCAGCAAGTCTAATTTCTTTATGCTCTTTTAAAGCAATAAAGTCTTCTTCTATTGCAGGGTTTTCAACGATAGAAATAGCTTCAATACCACTAATCTCATTTTCTTCGTCTATAATAAGTTCTATTATCTTTTCCATATTTAAATAACCATATTAAGTTTATTCTGTTTTATTATCCAATAGAAGCTCCCTCTATTGTACTACGTTCAAGTTCTTGTGCTGTTGACACATCAGATGCTACAACATAAGCTCTTAATGGTTTCTCTTCTGATCCTGCAATTGTTTGAGCTAATTGACTTTCCTGTGTAGCACCTACCACATTAAATGCTGGTGCTTGTATTGGTGCAGAGCCTCCTCCTGAACCTCCTGAATTAACACCTGCCAAAGGACCAGATAGTGCTTTTATTTGTTGATTAGCTTTTTTACGAGCAGAAGAAATTTGTGCTAATACACCTCCTATCATAGCACCAAAAGCTATCGGACCTGCAATAGGACCTAAATCCTGTAAAAACTTACCTATAGAAGTTGTTGCATCAACTGTTGATTTAGCCGCAGAAGCACCTATATTAAATATAGCACTATTTGCAGCCATTGTTAATTTTGCAATTTCCATTGCGGCTTCTATTTGAAACATATCTCTTTGAAACTTAATCTGTTGAATTTTTACTGCTCTGGATTTCTTGTCATTTTCTTTTAAAAGCCTGTCTTTCTCACTTGCAGTTAAATTATCATTATTTAAAATAATATCTCTTTCGCTGTTAAGTCTTGTAATTGTACCTTGAAAAGCTTGACTTTGTATTGATGCTAACTTTTTAACTTGAGTCATTAACATTTGTGCAAGTTTTTCCTCTGCTTTCTTTCTGTCCTCTGTCCTTTTTATTTCCTTTTCAAACATTCTCTGCTTGAGATCATCTTTTTCTTTTTCAGCAATAGCGTTTTTAATGCTTTCGTCATTCATCATATCATCTGTAACCTTCTTTGCACTGTCCTTCATATCCTGAAGCTGCTCCTTAAAAGTTTTAATACCAGTACCATCAAATATTCTGTCTTGTATCTTTTTTAACATCAAAACAATTTCTTCATTTGTTTTGCCTACACGACCTGCCCAACCTTCACCAAAAACAAAATTAGCAACTTTATCTCTTTTGTCACCTTTAGGATCATCATCATCTACAACAGTATCAATTTGTTTTTGTATGTCATCTAATAAGTCCAATACTAAAGCAGCAGCTTCATCAGTGTCTTTTATTATTGTATTTAATACTTGTTTTCCTTCTTCTTCAGAAGAGCCAAAAATTGCAGCACGTATACCTATATATGGATTTTCATACACATCTTGATTACTTTCAGCTGAAAAATTGTCTATCGCAGCTCTATATCTCAGAAGAAAAGAGTCATTATCTTTAACAAACTTTTCAAAAGCTTTTGCTCTTTCTTCGTCATCTTCTATTTCACCTATTTGTCTTAATTTAGCTTTTTTAAAGAATACGTCTGCGTTAGCATCTATAAGAGCATCTCTTTCAGCTCTTAGTTTTTGTTGTGTTATATATTTTTCTATAGCTAAAGATGTAGATTCAATAGACTCTTTATTACGAATTTCTTCAGCCGTTAAATTTGGTAAAACACTTGCAAGTTCAACAGCGGCAGCTATTTGTGCATCCCTACTTGCAGTATTGTCATTTATAACCGTGTTAAGAAGCATAAGCTTAACTCCTTCAGCATCAAGAGTTTTATTGGTTTCCTCTATTTCCTCCCTTAATTGTTTTAATTTACCAGCAGCTGTGTTTGTTCCTTTTATAAAATCTGTTATTTCATCTCTGTAAAGCGTTATTAAGGAAATAAGTATTTGAAACCCTAAAATTAAAGCTCCCCCAGATTTAAGTTGTTTTATAAGAATATCAAAAGAAGCTCTTGCACTTCCTGTTTTTCTCGACAATGTTCCAAGCTGGCTACCAAGTTGAGATATGTTGTTCGTCATACCTATAATTCCAAAAGGAGCATCTGAAATTAATCTACCAAATTCAACAATAGAGTTAGAAGCTAAACCTTGATTGCTAATAAACTGTGCATTAACTTGAACATCTTTATTTCTTGCTTCAGTTAGCTTTCTTAATTTATCTTCTACTTTAGTTATAGCAACAGTAGCTTTTTGGTATGCAGGAATGGTATTTGCATTAGCAGCACGATCTGCTTTTAATGCTCTTATTTCTGCTAAAAGAGCAGCTTCCGTACCTTTAAGAGCTTTGGTTTTTTCTTCTGTTACTTTAATCCCTGCTTTTTGTGATTTGTTTACATCATCTAAAGCTTTTTGTAGTTTTTTTAAGTTTACAGTACCATCATCCTGCAGCTCTACCTGTATAATTATTTTTTTGTTATCTGCCATAATACTCTCTAATTATATGATCTTTTAAATCATTCCAGTTTTCTTTTGCTTTGTACTTGCCTTTAGCAATATCTATATAAGGATTAACTCCATAAAAGTTATCTGTCTTTAATAGTTCTATTATTAATTTAATCATTAGTCATCTGTTTGATCTGCTGTTATTAATGCACTGTCTACTGTTATATCTGTTGTATCTACTGTTAATGTTCCTGTTACAGGAGGTGGAGTTGGTGCTACGCCACAATCTACATTATAAGTTAAATTATTTTCACCACCCATATATCCGTGATTATAACATTCATAGCTAATAGTTCCAAAGTCATCATTTACTGTTACAGTTATATCTCCAGCATAATATGTATATGTATTTCCATCTAATCCAGTTTTGGTTCCTCCATTAACTGTTCCTGTATAACTAATTAATGATTCTTTACCGTTGTTATGAAAAGCTATTGGATGGGTTGCAGGTACATTACTCAAAGTATAAGTTCCTGTAGCCATCTGATAAACACCATATTTATTGTCAAATATATATAAGTAACCACCAGTAACAGATTCTACTCTTACCTCAAATAAAGACGGAAGACATAAGAAATTCTTTACTGCATATGTTGAGATAAGCTCTAAATCAGCTTTACCTGTTACTATATCTAAATTTATTTTATTTATATTGTATTTTTCTCCAGAAACAACAATGGTGTCTGCAAGAGAAAAGTTTGTTATAAAAGCATTTGTAAGTACAGCTTTTAATTTAGTTAGCCTATTAAACTTATTAAATACAGATAATATATAGTTTTCATAGTATTGTGAATATAAGTTTTCACCATAACTTTGAGATCCATTAACATTAGCATTGTATTCATTTCTTTCTGCTCCAAAATGATTGGTTTGTGATGTATTTATATCTACAGCATTACTTGGTATAAAATAAGATGATGTAAATAATGCAGCTGTTCTATCATTGTATGTGTATGGAATTGTTTCACCTGAAACAAGTATAGGGTAAAACAATACTGGCTTTCCTATATATGGATTGTATTTTTCTTGTGTTCCTGCAGTGTCATCTTCATTAGATTTTGTTACACTAAAACCAACCTGTATGTCTGTCCAAGCCGTTCCTGTATTATCATACAGTCTTTCATATTTCATATGACCAAAAGATGGTTTTATGACATATTCCTTATTGTATCTGCTGTCTCCTTTTATGTCTTCAGACTCACCACCCCAAGTTATATTGTTAACTTCTTTATGTTGTTTTGCAAGTAAAGAATCTGTGTCTTCATATTCAAATGTAATTTTTGTATAAGGTAAAGCTTTATTTACTGTACTTGACTCAACATTAATTTTACTTGTTAAATCTGTTTCTGCTGTTGATGATACATAAAAATCATCAAGAGTTTTAACTACAATAGTTTTTTCTGTTGGAGAATCATTTCTTACCTCTGCAACAAGATTAAACATTTTAAATAAACCAGACAGAAAATCAAGAATTGTAATGTCAGGCAAATTTTCGTGAGTATAAAATATTTGGTTACTGTTTGCAATTAAATTAGATGCTGTTCTAATAATATCTGGAACGCTAACACCGTCATAATCTCTATCAACTCTAGCTATAAGCCTTAATTCAAATCCAGAGTTAAAGTCTATTGGTGATCCAGAATCTGTTATAACTGTAAATGTATATGTCCCCTCATCTAAATCTACTTCTAAATAATCTGTTGTTCCTGTTTGTACCTCTTGTGTAAATTCATAATATAAAGACCCATTTCGTTCTACCCTTACATCATATTTAGTTGTAGTGTCTGAGCTTACTAAACTAAGTCTAGCTAAGATTGATTCTATACGACCACCTTCTATTTCTATTTTTACAGTATCTGCAGAAGTTCCACTCGATATTCCTGATGAATTTGTAAAGTTTGCTGAAAATCCTACTGCACCCGTATCTGCATAAAGGCTCAATGGTTTTCCAACACTAAATGTGTTTATTAGTGTGGTTACTTTTCCTACCGTTTCTTCACTTACAATTTTACCTTCTTTTTGATGAAGCCACATATATAGATTATAATAATCTAAATTACTTGAGTTAAAGAAGTCTGTAGAAAAACTCACTGTAGTTTCACCTAAAGACAACCATTTTTCTATAGCTTTTATTATAACATCAATTCTAATGGCTGGTTTTAATTGATCCCAAGCTACTCCATTTCTTTTGCTGTTTAATGGGTAATCTGCAACATCATAATATAAATTACCGTCTTCTAAGTTACCGTAGTAATCAGTTCCGCTGTTTGTGTATAATCTATCTGTATGTGTTATTAAAGGAACAACTAAAGGCTGAACGTGTGTTGTTCCAAACTCATCTGTAATGTTTTTTGAGCTTTCTAAGTATTCTTTCACACTATCAGTTCCTGTAGCTTCATAATTCATATAGAAGTTTTTAAGGAACACTAGTTCACTTAATTTAGTGCTATCAAGTTTCTCTCTAAGAAATCTTAAGTTACCATAAAATGTTACTCTATATGAATAAGGCTTATTGTATTTAAGATCTACACCTTCAAGCATAATATATCCTTCCCTAAAAACTCTATTGTTTATTTCTATTCTAGCCTCTTTTGCAACTGCAGCATTAAAACCATCTATAGCAAAATTGTAATAATGTTTAAATAATATATTGTTTCTATCTGATGAAGGTAAAGTAAAGTTTTTACTAAAGTCTGTAAATATTTTACCAGGATCTTTTACGTCTTTTATAGATGACTGTATTGTAATAGAACCATCCTGAAAAACATCTACTTCTTCATTATTTATAAAAAGCTGTACTTTTTGTTTCATTATCTAATTGTATTGATGCTGTTAAAAGCATACTCAAATTGAACAGTATAGTTTACAAGTTTGTCGTTTAGGTGTGTTTTATATGTAAACTCACTGTCTTTTACTTTTATAGGTAATGTTTTATTATTTTCTCTAACCCAGATATTTTCTGATTGAAACAACTCTCTTATAGTTTCATTGTATTCTTCTTTCAGAAATCCAGAGTTTAATGTTAATGATTTTTTACTTGTTACATCTTGTACAATTGATGTTGGATTATAAGTGTCATAACTTACGCCAGAAGAAGAAGATGTAATTGTGCTTGTGTCAAAGGTGTCTCTTTTGGTTTGTAATCCATCTGTTCTTTTTTTATTAAACCATAAATCTTGTATTACACCAAATTTATTTATAAACGATACTTTAAAGTTAGTGTATTTAGGTTCACAGGTATATATAGGATAAACAGTTTCTACAGCTGTTCCTGTAGCAGTAGAATAAGAAGTAGATAATGTATTTACTGACTCTATTTCTATTTTACTTGCTTGTACGTTTGAAGAAACATACCTTATGTATGTATTAGAATCTTCTGATGTTGGTGTGTCTAATAATAAGTCAAATGACTTTGTTTCTGCAACTGATTCAACTCCTGAAGAATCTTTAGTAAAGAACCTGACAAACTTAACTCCTCCTGGACCAATATAAATAGGTATTTTTATATTTGAATTTTCAGGCAGATATATATATGTATTAGAAATCAGTTTAGAGGTAGATAGAGTTGAATTTAAACCATCTTCAAAATATGTATACCCTTTAGTTCCTATACCATAACCATAAAAATCTTGTGCATCTCTATCACTATATGTATTTCTTTTAATATAATAAAACCAACAAGTAGATTTTATATTTGAGATACCACTTGTGTTTATTGAATAAT